ATATCATAAACCATCACATCTATATAATACATACATGTCATTATCTCTTTAAGTTATTTTAATATTATTTTAATATCAATATTATAACAAAATATAATAAATTATTATATTAAATAGTTGCCGAATTGAAGGTGAAATTTATGTCGCTTTGCGAAAAAAAGAAGTGGATGGAAAAATTAGTGTAACAGTAGTCGGTGTCTTTGATAATTTTTATGATGCCGAAATGGCTGGTCCAGATGTTCAAGGACCCTTTTTTGTAAGACGACGACAGCCACAACCACGATATTCATCTATTATTTTTCCAAAAAATATTAATGATCTTTAAAAAAATGAACAAAATTTCTTTAGAAATACTCATAAAATCGATTACAAAATAAAGCACATACCACCACAAAAACGGCCAACGTGATTGCGTAAGAGACAGGTAGCGAAAATCCATAGACCACCAAACCATAAAGCAGGAAAACAAAACCTATCCAAAGGAATCCCGAAATACCGCTTACGAAGAGCATTTTATTGAGCTTGTTCCGGTGTTTAACCCAAGTCAGGAAAACGAGATAGGTAAAAGTAATTGGTAAAGCACCGTGGATAAAGCCAACTACCTGAGGTGAGTAAAATTCCATAATAATTGAATAAAGACCTATTGTAAATCCCGCTATAAAAAAGTTTTTAAGGAAAGTTAAAACAACTTTTCTCTTATCCATATATAAATATGTCAGATTTAAAATGTGATCATTGCAAGCAATGTATTCATACTTCTCATTGTAATAGAATCAAAGTATTGATTCCTATGAGTAATACTAGATATTACATTGACGGTGTTGCTCGGATTGCCTTGTGTAACAAATGCTACGAAAGTGGAGAAGCACTAAAGGAAGTAAATCAATATTTCAATTTGCAATTCGGTGAAATTATGCAATATGATGTTAATAAGGAACGCACAGATTTGTATAATAATTTTAAGGATACTGTACGTTTGCCCTATGATCAAATGAAAGTGAATTCACTCAAATTCAGAATTGATATGGAAATTTGGATTTATTTGCTCAATTTGATCATGGGTTCATTGGGTGAAGGTGACGATGAAATGATTGTTCGACTTATAGATGCTGGAATGCTTTCAATTTATGATTAACCTTATCACGGTGGTTGAGTTTTTGACCTATGTTTAAATATATTTAAACGTAGATTTTTTATAAAATTATCCTTTATAAAGGATCTTCCACCACAACATAATTAAAAATGATTTTCTTTTTTTTTTATAAGTACTTTTTATTATTATTGAAATAAAAAAATGTTTAGACGAGCTCTTCAAACTATTGCCCCAAAAAAGATTGAGGTATAAGTCTGATTTTATAAAAATATGTAATGGAAAATATATCAACAAAAATAATGTTACTAAAATAACTTTTTATGATGAACGCGAAGGTAATTTTTTGAGTCGAGACGGGAGATATGAAATATTGTATTGATTTTGTTCATTTTCATTTGAATTTAAAAGGATATGTTGGTTCCGCCCCATTTAAGACTTCTGTTTATTTTTCTTCTGAAAATGGTCGTCAAAAATGGTTTGATGAAAACTTTATGGAATAAAAATGATTTATTATTTATTTATAAATAAAATATATAAAATATATAAAAAATGTCGGTAATCACTCTTAAACATCTTCTTACGAAATATAAAGCTTTTAATGTCGAAATGGGAAAAACAACCGTTAATTACATTAAAAGCTTCGTTTTTGTCGATAATAAAATTCCGAAAAATCGAATGATATTAAGCAAATTGAACGGGGAAACTCTGAATGACGACGATGCGATTCATGTCAATAGATTTGTAGTTGATTCAGTAAAAGGTCCATTATTTAACGATGGAGATAAATTCACGAATTCAAATGGTCAAATTGGAACTGTTAAATATTTGAGAAATGATTCTCATGAAAAAATGATGAGGAAGCGGGATTCTAATCATTATTATTATCATGTTGAATATGATGATGATTCTTTTGATACATATTATTCTGAATATTTCATGCAAAAAATAGCTTAAAAGATGAGTTAATGGATATATTATACGATGAAAATTTATAAAAAAATTAATGCTAAAACATATTGGGAATATGAAATTGAAGATAGGGAAAACACAGAAAATATCAAAACCATATTAGATGCTTGTCTAGAAAAAATAATAATTCCAAAAGATCATAAATGTTTTGTAGTGGAAAAGCGAAATACTATTAAAACTGCAGAAGAAGTCCAAACACTTGATATACTAAAGAAATGTGGAGTTTTTGGATTAAAAAGAGTTATTAAAAGGTTTATTTATTTTATTGGATTAGACGAAGATGAAAATACAGTTTTTGAAAGAAATCATGATAAAATGGTTGATATGATAGTCAATGATGAAGCCGAAACTGAAGGAAAGCGTATTGACGAAGTGGAAGGAGACATCGATGTGGATAAAGTCAATGAAGAATACGGTTTGGCTTTGTCTGATACGGATTTACAATATATTAAGAAACATATTGGGGAATGGAAATCTCCGATGTTTATGATTTTCGATATTGCTCAATCGAACAGTGAACACTGTCGTCATCATTTTTTCAATGGAAATTGCTATATTGACGGGATTAAACAGGAAAAGAGTTTGTTTGAACTGGTAAAAGAACCAATTGAAATATGTAATGAAAATAATAGTAAGATTGCGTTTCATGATAATTCCAGTGCTATAGAAGGACATGAACATATTATATTGAAACGAAATATAACTAATGAATATGGTATATATCAAAAACTAGTTCATTATGTTTGTACTGCCGAGACTCATAACTTTCCCACGGGAATAAGTCCATTTCCAGGTTCTGCTACCGGAGTGGGAGGACGAATAAGGGATGTCCAGAGCACTGGACGTGGAGCTATTACAATTTGCGGAAGTGCAGGATATTGTGTTGGAGATATTGAAGGAAATCGGGAAATATATCCACATGCTCATCCAATGGATATTTTAATTAAGGCAAGTAATGGAGCAAGTGATTATGGAAATAAATTTGGAGAACCAATTGTTATGGGATTTACTAATTCATATGCAGGATTTGGGCGAGAGTATGTAAAACCAATTATGTTTACATCTGGACATGGGTTAATATATGATAATCATTTAGAAAAAATGAAACCCAATAGTGATATGTTGATTTGTAAAATCGGAGGACCGGTTTATAAAATTGGTTTTGGAGGTTCAAGTGCGTCAAGTAGAGCAGAAGAAAACAAGTTGGATTATTTCGCTGTTCAAAGAGATGATCCAGAAATGGAACAGAAAATGGATAAAGTTATTAAGAAATGTATTGAGCTTGATGAATTCAATCCTATATGTTCTATTCATGATCAAGGGGCAGGAGGAAATGGAAATGTTCTTAAGGAAATTATAGATGGTGAGGGTGCTGTAATTGACATAGGGAATTTGACATTAGGTGAAAAGGATTTAAGTAATATCGAGATATGGAACAGCGAATATCAGGAATCAAATGCTTGTTTAATACATGAAATTGATATAGATGATTTTAGAAAAATATGTTATAGAGAAAATATTAATTTAGATATTGTTGGAAAAATAATGGATGGGGGTAAATTAACAATTATAAATGGTGAAGACGTAATTGTAGATGATTATGATAGAAATATGAAAATAGAACGAAATAATTATTATTTTACACGTTCTGAGCCAAGAGAAATGAAAAGAAGTGAAAAAATGAAGGAATATTTGAATATGAGTTTAATGAAAGGAATTAGATATGTGTTTTCAACTATAGTTGTGGGATCAAAACGTTATTTAACTAATAAAGTTGATAGATCTGTTGGTGGTCATATTGTGCAACAACAATGTATTGGACCACTTCATACTCCTTTGAGTGATTATGCATGTTATGTTGGGGCAATAGGAAGTAATAAGGGATGTGCTATGGCGATTGGATCGCAACCAATATTTGGATTAGTAGATATTGATTCAATGGTATGTAAAACAGTGGGAGAATGCTTATTTAACTTATGTTTCATTTATATTGAATCTATTGAAAGAATTAAATGTTCAGCGAATTGGATGTGGCCATGTCCGAATAAGGATTCTGATGAAGGATATAAAATGTATATGGCTATGAAGAAATTAAATACAATGTGTAAAAAAATTGGTATTTCGATTGATGGGGGAAAAGACAGTTTATCAATGAAGAGTAAATTGAGGACCGGTGAGGAAGTTAAATCACCAGGAACTCTGGTTTTAACTGCATATGTTGATGTTCCAGATATATATAAAAGGGTTACTGCTGATTGCAAAGAGGCTGGAAATGTTTTAATTCATATTGATTTAGGTAATGGAAAGATGGGTGGATCTGTATTTAGTAGAAATGAGATCATGGAGGAATGTCCGTGGTCGAGAGAAAGAGATATTGTAAATGTATTTAAACTAGTTCAACAAATGATTAGAGATAAAGTGGTAGTGTCAGGCCATGATATAAGTGAAGGCGGATTGATTACTACGCTATGTGAAATGGCTTTTGCAGGAAATAAAGGATTAATAGTACTTGTTCCGGAAGATGTGGATAATAACAGTAAAATGAATCAAATGATGTTTAATGAAGAACTTGGATTAGTAATTGAATGTTCTCCTGAACATGAAAAAGATATTATTGGTTTATTTGAGTTCTGTGAGATATCTGCGAGGAGAGTTGCAAAAATAGTAGATGATAACTATATTAGAGTGCTTGGTCCATTTAAAATGTTTTTAAATAAAAAAATGACTAGATTAAGAGAGATATGGGAAAATGTGAGTAGGCAATGTGAATACAAGCAAATGATTAAAGAATGTGTTAATGAGGAATATTTATTATATACGAAGTTTGAAGGTCCTAGATATGAAGCTGCGGATTGGTTATTGGACATTGGGGGTTTTGATCCTATAGCAAGATTATATAAAGTCGCCATTTTAAGAGAAGAAGGTGTGAATAGCGAAAGGGAATGTGCTGCGGCGTTTTATTATGCAGGTTTTGTGGTTGATGATGTGACTATGACTGATTTAATGAGTGGAAGAGTGAATTTAGCGGAATACAGAGGTATATGTTTCTGTGGTGGATTTTCATACAGTGATGTATTGGGTAGTGCTCAGGGATGGTCAGAAATTATAAAGAAAAATAGTGGATTAAAGAATATGTTTGAAAAATTTTACAGAAGGAGTGATACATTCTCAATTGGTATTTGTAATGGATGTCAGTTAATGTGTAATTTAGGATGGGTAAATGGAAAGTGTATTAAAAATATTTCTGGAAAATTTGAATCGAGATTTTGTCAAATGAAAGTAATGAAAAGTGATAATATATTGTTGGAGGGATTGGAAGGTTTATCATTTGGAATGTGGGTTGCTCATGGAGAAGGTAGATTTCAAGTAAAGGATGAAAGACTGAGTTGTATGAGATATATTGATTATGAAGGAGAACCGACAATATACTATCCATTGAATCCTAATGGATCTGATTTTGGGACAGGCGCTGTTTCGAGCCCATGTGGTCGTCATTTGGCGATTATGCCTCATCCGGAGAGAAGTTGTTTTAAACATCAAATTCCATGGTCTAATCTGAAAATTAAAGGAAAATACAGTCCTTGGTTTCAAATGTTCCGAAATGCGTATAATTGGTGTGAATGCGTATAATAAAACCTAAATATATAAATCTTATTTTTATAAAATGATAAAAAATTTGTTTTTTTTATTATTAACATTTGCATCAGTGACGGGATTTGAAAATACTTGTATAATTAATGGTTGTGAATGCAATTGCCCGACAAATTATCAATGCTCATGCATATGTAATGGTGAAACAACAATAGGATCATATACAAGAGGATTTGATAGAACTACTTTATCAGCAATTACAACAGATGGAGATTGTACTGATTGTAATGGAAATAACTGTAGTGGATATGAAAGTTGGGTTGGTGATGGAGTATGTGATAATGGATGTTATGAATTGAATTTTATGTGTAGTGATTTTAATTTTGATGAAGGAGATTGCGCAGATGGTAATGACTGTACAACAACACCAAGTTTGTGTGAAAAATCATGTTTTCAAAATACATTTTCATGTAATGACTATATTAATTTATTTGGAGAAGCAGAATGTTCAGCATTAGAATCAATTGATTGTGATTGCACTGGATGTGAATTATGTACTAGAACATCTACCTCAACTAGTACATCAACAAGTACATCAACCTCAACAAGTACCTCAACCAGTACATCTACCTCTACAAGTACCTCTACAAGCACCTCAACTAGTACATCAACAAGTACATCAACCTCAACTAGTACAAGCAAACCAAATCTTAGAACTACTATTTTACATGTAGTATCGACAATTCCCGTATTAACAACACATATTCAACCGACATCAACAACTATTATAGATGATACTACAACAGAATTATGTCATCCAACATGTTTGGGCAATACATTTTCATGTGATGATTATATATTGACATTTGGAGAGGCGACATGTCCTTTCTTAGAATCTGCAGGATGTGATTGTACAGGATGTGATTTATGTACTATAACAACAACTAGTTCATCAACAACTGTAACAAACACATCTCTGCAAGATCTTTATAATTATCTATTAGAACTACTCGAATATTTACAAAGTTTCCTAAACAATAATCCTTAACCTTATCACGGTGGTTGAGTTTTTGACCTATGTTTAAATATATTTAAACATAGATTTTTTATAAAATTATCCTTTATAAAGCACCACGACATAATTAAAGAAATATATATTATATATAATATATGACAAAGTATCTTATTGAAGATTTGACTGGTCTTGAAAAAAATTATATTATTATTAATGATAATGATAATATATCAGAGAAAATAAAAGATGTAATTGATATCAATGAAAATGAAAATATATATAAATTTTTATTTCAAGGAGAATGGATTATACGTATCACTGATAATGACGATTATTTTTCATTCAGATATTACTTCATGAAAAAAACCAAATAAATTATCTTTAATTATGTCGTGGTGCTTTATAAAGGATAATTTTATAAAAAATCTATGTTTAAATATATTTAAACATAGGTCAAAAACTCAACCACCGTGATAAGGTTAATATTTTTATAAAATGATAAAAAAACTATTTTTTTTACTATTACATTTTATGATGGTCTATTCAGACGATGTAAATGATACATGTAGTGATTTTGTTTCAGACGATCTGACATGTGATTATTTAGAGTATGCTGGATATGATTGTGATGGAGTTGAACTATGTTCTGAATAAAAAAGCTTAAAAATAGATTTAGAAATACATATAAGCAATGAACCAAACCGATTTTATAATACCAATTATATTAAATTCCAGTAAAAACCTAATATATGGCAATATACTTCATGACAAATGCAAAATGTATGGTATTGGTGTAAATATAAGAATTTCCGATATGGAAGGTTATCCACTATTAATTAAGCAATATGACAAAAATCCCAATGTTATTTGTTATATTATAAATGAATCAGAAAGAAATTATTTTGAGGAAATGACTATTAAACCAGTTTTAGTATATTCTACTGAAATTTCTTCTAATTCAGTGATAATGAATGTTTTGAAATTATGTGGATTAATTGATAATAGATTTTCTGGAATCATTCGAGGAATATTTAATGATAGGAAAAACTGTATAAGAATAGGAGATTTAATACAAATATATAAGGAAAGACATGTGAAGGATGAAAAATATATTAAAAAAATACCTAATCATTTTAAATTTGTTAAAGCTGGTAAAATAAGAGATATATATTCTGTTAGAGATGATGTATTGGCCCTATTCGCAACTAATAAAATAAGTAGTTTTGACCGGATATTGGGTGAAATACCGTATAAAGGGGCTGTATTAAATAAAATAAGTAAATGGTGGTTTAAGGAATGTTCGTTTGTTCCAAATCATATAATGGATGTTCAAGGTTACGATAGTAGAATGTTATTTGTAAAGAAATGCAAGGTTTTTCAGATTGAATTTGTAATGAGGGGATATATGACAGGATCAACCGATACATCTATTTGGAAAAATTATGAAAAGGGGGCTAGAATATTTTGTGGACATATTCTCAGAGAAGGATATTTGAAAAATGAGAAGTTAGACGAGATTTTACTTACTCCGACTACTAAATCGGATGAACATGATAAGAATTTGAGTGAAAAAGATATAATTAATGGAGAAATTATGACAAAAGAGGACTGGGATATGTGTAAAAAATATGCATATGAGTTATTTCGTCATGGACAAAATATAGCTGCTAGAAAAGGTATGATACTAGTAGATACAAAATACGAGTTTGGAAAAGATAAAGATGGGAAAATTTGTCTGGTTGATGAGCTCCATACACCGGATTCATCACGTTATTGGATAAAATACAATTATGATGAACGATTTAAAAAAGGATTAGAGCCTGATCAAATAAGTAAAGAGTTTGTAAGACAATGGGTGAGGAAAAATGTAGAGAATCCGTATGATATGAGTGAGGAAATCATTTTACCCAAAGAAATAGTGGATAGATGTTCAAATGTTTATAAATGTTTAGACGAAATATTATGTTCATGAAAAAATATTAACCATATGATGGTGGAAGGTCCTCTACAGAGGACAATTTTATAAAAAATCTATGTTTAAATACATTTAAACATATGTTCAAAACCCAATCACTGTGATATAGTTAAAGAATAATTGATGTAAGAAGAATTATATAATGAGTAATTTGCAAGTTAGTGTAAAAACTAGTCAATTGATAGAATTAACAGGCGAAATAGCATATATAATAAGTAGTATATTGTATATAGCTGATTCTATTATAAGTTATAACGAAATATCATATTATTATTTATTTGCATCTATTTTCTTTCTAATGGCTGCAATATTCATGCTTAGTCATTCTATTTATCTAATATGTAAGATTAAAAATCTTGAAGCTTAGCCTTGAGTCTCATGCGCATCATACGGCTCCTTAAAGTAGATGGTTCTTTTTCTCTAAATATATTGGCTCTTGTCAAAGTTTTAATATTCCTTGGTTGTCGATGTCTTCGATTTTGTGGATAAACATAATTTCTCAGTGCACGAGCTTCGCGTTCAGCCTCTTCTTCGCGCATAGCTTGTAAATTAGTACGAGCTTCACGTTCGACTAAGATACGTGGGATCGGTGCAATTCTTCCATCTGCGTATAAAGCTATATATTGAGAGGCTTCATCTGGTATATATCTTTCAAAAATATGTATTGGGCGATCCGAAATTATTTCTTGACGATGTCTAATATTCAAGTTTTTGGTCATGATTTCAATAATAAATTGATCCATATCATCTTCGGTCTTAAAACCATTTGTATTAAAATTATTTTGATAAATTTTATATGATTCTAATTCAGATTTGAAGTGTATGATTAGCCTATGAATCAATTTTCTAGGTAATTTGTGCAATATTTTCAGTAATTTCTTAAATATAATACAAGAATGGATATATTTATGGTTTTCATTTGGAATATATGTAGTTCCCTTATCTAGGATATTAAATTGACATTGCTCAATATGTGTATGAATATCATATGGATATCCATGTGTATTGCAAAATGGGCAAAATTGTTCATTACAACTGTTGCACGATAGAGACGCACATCCTTCAAAATCAGTATATGCCAATTTGCAATTTGGACAATGTTGTGTAAAAACCATATCATTTATGTGATTAATCAAACCTGAGAATGTTATATTCTCTGGAGATGCTTTATATTTTATAGATTCCCTAAATTCATAGTGTTTATCCATGAATTTTTCATATTCTTCCTCTATTTCTGCCGGAATTTTCCAATTTACCTGAGTTTTGCATCCACATGGACATAAAATTTTTCCTGTAATATTATTTTTTTCATTTAAACTCTCAATAAATTGTTTAATACAATCATTGCAATAGTAAATATCCGCATTTGGACACTTAAAATTGTTATTTGCAGACTCTTCGCATATGCCACATTCGTTCATTTTTTTATTTTCAACCAAATGATTTCAAATATTAAATTTTTTAAAATCATTTTTTATATATTTTCGAAAAATTCTTATTTAATTCCTTTTTTTTTCTTTTTATTTTCCAAAAAAGTATTATATGACACAATTCTAACCTTATTTTTATTAAAATTGTTAATAAGAGTCCCGGATTTGGACATAAGTAAATTCATTATATTATCATATTTCCTTTCGCCTTCAACCTCGTCTAATCGTTTATTAATCGCATCACTATTCCCTATTTCATTTTCCCTAATAAATTGATCTATGTCATAAATTGCCCCGTTTTTCATAAGATGGCACACATCTGAACTACGCAGTTCCTGCCAGTGATCTCCCTTGAATACATATATCATATCCTTATCCTTGACACAGATATTCATATTGGCCAAAGTCCGGATATGTTTCAATTCCAGATATTTTACCGGTATATCGCGTGGATTTTTAATGGCTTCGAGGAAATCCTCGAATGGAATCTTACTTATGTCCTCTTTTTCGAATTGATTAATGTTAATATTAATATTATTTGTAATATTATTGTTATTAATTGTATTATTAATGTTTCCATTGTTATTAATCATATCTCCATTATTAATTATCGTCATTCCTGCCGGTTTATTCCCTTCATATTTCTCTAAAGCCGACGATTTTCCGATTACTTCTTTAGTTTTTGCACAATTTTTTGCGATATGACGTTTTAAATTCGTTTTATTCAAAAAAAATTTGTCGCAAAACGGACATTCTATCTTATTTTTATTATTTTCACCTATTAATTCGCAAGTTTTCTCACAATTATGCTTCATTCTTATATGTTTCATTAATGTATCTCTTCTTTTATATGTATTATTACATTTTAAGCAAAAAAATGGTTTGTTTTCACAAACTTTCTTTTCAATGTGGTAATTATATGATTTTTTACATTTAAAACTTTTCTTGCATTTCTCGCAAGTAGATGGCATATTGTATATACTTACTTCCTATATTTTTAAGTATAAAACAGCCAATTTCAACCGACATTTTTTATCAGATTTTCACCATTTATATAACTGTTATAAATAATTACCAACATGTAATGTATATGTAATACATATGACATAAACAATAAAACTGTAGATTTTGACTATTTTCAAGTATCATAAAAATCAATACAACATATTTTGTTTCATCATAAATATATGATCCATTAGGATGGGAAAAAAATGCCTTGGTAAAACCACCAAAACGGATGTGATTCTTGTCCATTTTGGGTGTAAAAGGATGTGATTCTCTTCCCTCTATTTTTACACTATATATATGTACAATATATATTGATATATTTCATTTTATTACTTATATTTACAATCAATAAAAAAACTGTTTCTGATACAATTTTTCCCATCAATGAATGGTAAATTATGTTTTGTATTATTATTATTATTATCATTATATTATGTATATTTTTTTATGTTAAAGTAAGTAAATTTATATAAAATTGGAAAAGGGAAAAGAATCACATCCGTGTCATATTTCTCTCTGACGCAAAAAAAATTAGAGTGTACGCGAGGACCCTACTTTTGAAAAACTACCCTCTCTAAGTAAACCTAACTTTTTGGCCAAATTTGGAGCTGGTAAAATGATGTGATTCTTTTCCATCTAAATTTATAAGATGTTTTTCATGTTATTTTAACAAAGATTTCAAAATGATATTTATGAAATTGACCAAGAAATCCGAAAATGATGTGATTCTTTTCCATTTTCGGAGGCAAAATGATGTGATTCTTTTCCATCAAAATAATTTAAAAAATATAATGTTATTTTAACAAAGAATAAAATTTATCACATTGCAAATATATCAATAAACCCGAAAAAGGATGTGATTCTTTTCCCTCCAACTGACAATGGATGTGATTCTTTTCCACGAATGATTGTATATTGGAAATATTGATATATTAACAACAAATAAATTTTATAAAAAATGGAAAACATCAATAAAGTCCGAAAAGGATGTGATTTTTACCCCACTTTAAAGGTATTTAAATGCTGTTTTTGTCCGAAAAAATGATGAAAAACCCTAAAACTTCCGGATTTTTGAGTGAAAAACCGAAAACAAAAATGGCCAAAAAGTGCAAAACCGGATTGATCTATTTTGGTGAAATGGAACGCGAGCTCACACATTTTTTATATTTCATTTATAAACTCAATTTTCGGTCAAAAAAATCTATCAAATAGGCCGTTAAACATAGGAAAAAAAAGCAGTTTTTTGAAATCGATGAAATAGGTCGTTAAATGAGGTTTGGTGAGCAATAAACTCTATCTTTCATTTTCTCAAATTTATCTTTCCGGTTTTTTACTTTTCCAAATCTATTAAATAGGTCGTTAAACACACTTTCAAAACAAATCTATCAAATAGGTCGTTAAACAGGGTAAAAAAAACAGTTTTTGAAATCGATGAAATAGGTCGTTAAATGAATTTTTCCTATCCGTGTTTTTGGTTTTCCCTTTTTAACCGAACTTGTTTTACCATCGTTTTAAAAGGGGGAAAAACTGAACAAAATATAGTTAAAAACGTATTTAAAATATATTTATAAAAAAATGAGTTTAGGAGGAGGAGCTTCAAAAGATGGCGCAGATGCGCCAACGGGTTTTGTACCTGTCGGTAACGACCTTCGGTCTGTACCTGTCGGTAACGACCTTCGGTCTGTACCTGTCGGTAACGACCTTCGGTCTGTACCTGTCGGTAACGACCTTCGGTCTGTACCTGTCGGTAACGACCTTCGGTCTGTGCTCTGTACTATTGATGCAACTGGATCTATGGAAACTGCGCTTAAAGGTATTAATGAGGCTTTGCCTCAAGTAATTACTATGTTGATGCCTGCATTCGGTAAGGAAATTCGATTTCATCCAGTTGTATATCATGATTATGACAATTATTCCCCTCGTCGAACTGAGGGAGGATTCCTAATGGACGAAGAAGGAACGGTTGATTCTGCCATGAAAACTATTCAAGACCATTTCCAAAAAGCCCTTGGCGGAGGAGATGGTCCCGAGGCTCAACTAACTGCTTTTAATTGTATTTTTAACTTTGCAAAGAAATTCAAAGAACACGAATTCCTTATCATTCATTATACTGATTCTCCTCCTCACGGATTGGATAGGGGTGATGTGTATATGAATGTCAAGCGCGAGCAAAAATATCTGAAAAAGATCGACGGTGTACTCGAATGGGAAGCATTGGTCGGTATTATCCGGACAAGTATGCCCAACATGCGAATTATTACTATTTCTAATAATGAAAGAGTTCAGGATTGCTATCAAATTCTCGGAGATTTCGTTTATCTCGGTGATGAACCTACATCCGAAATGATTAGTGATCTTATTATGAAACTCATCTTTCAATTTCATGGAATTGGCCCTAATCAGCAGCTTCCACCCAGTATCAGTGCGTTTGCTCAGATCAATAGGACTAAGATTCATACTTTTATGAAATCCATTAAGTCAGATATTAGTCGTTGGCCATTCGTATTGGATGCATTTGAAATTCTACTTCAGGACCTCAAGGGTGCCATTAGTATTACTAAATGGGATCTATTCGGCCAATTCTGGCGATTTCTCTGCAGTGCAATTGCATATGATGAACGCTTCCGAGAGCGATGCGATGTTCTTAAGAAGCGAATGTCGAAATATTCTCAGCAAAGCGATGCCATTAAGAAATGGCTGTCGGATTCATATAACCAAATTGAAGAAATTCAGGAAATTATTGCAGATGCGATCAGTAAAGGAGCTACTCATAAGCTCATTATCGATATTAATATCGAATTGGAACGTGAAGATCTTTACGATCTCATCCGTATTTGCCAAAATAAGAATTTCAAAAGAATTCGGCAATTTCTGACTCATCTCAAAGTGGTTCCTATTGACGCTGTCGATGACGGTATTCCACTTAATTTGAGCAATTATCTGATTTTCTCGCTGCTTCCACATCTATTGTTTCCTGGAACAAAATTTAGTAAGCGAGGTGCTCTTGTTATTGCGACTTTGTGTCTCGATATTGAGCCCCTAGCGGCGAAAGCAGCGGAATTTCTAATGTCGAATAAGGGAAAATGGCTTAATTTCAAATTGATGAGCAAAGCCGGAAAAGTAACACCTGAAGTTCCCGAAAATTATGCTTATGGAATGTTTATTAATGTTTTTAGGCGTTTGATCGGTGACAACCCCTGCGGTGGTGGAGGAGCCAAGGATTCCAAGCCGTGTTTTTTCAGTGAAACTGAAGTAGTATTGGTTCAAGATGTTCTCATGAAACTGGAAATTCGCAATATGATTCGTAAGACTCTTAATGCACCTATTTTCGTACGTTTGCCGAAGACATATCACAAAACTTGTGTTCCTGATCATAAGTCAATTTGCAAAGTTTGCGGTCAGCATCGCTCAGACACACTGATGATTAATGGCATTTGTGCTCGAGATCTTGGTGGTTGCGATTGTGGAATGACCAAATGCAAATGCTCCGGTGAAGCATTCAAAGATGATGATAAGAAGAATTCATGTATGGTTACTTGTCGCACCTGTGGCATTAATTATGGTGTTACTGCACCTGAAACTCTTAATGTAGAGCCTAAATGCTTCTATTGCCGCTTTGGTGAAGATGCACATGCGGTTACATGCGAAATTTGCAAGCGTAATTTTGCGAATCCATCCAATAAGCAATATCCAGATGGATATACTTGTGGTCAATGTGATGTTAAGCCTACGGATGGTATTAAGCGGAATTCGTTTGATATTGCCTCAGTGCTTCAATATAATCCACGATTGTATAAGCTCTATGGAATTACTAAGGATGAATATGATAGTATTAATTGTAAGATTTGGTTTTTGCCCGATATTACAATTAATCTGATTGAAAAATATGAACTTAAGGGTGATTTGACCTATAATGGTCTTCCAATCATCAATGTTAAGCGAATTGCAGAGCAAATTCGAGAAGCAATGGCTTCCAATTGCATGGAAACTTGTGATCTTTGTTTCGAAGATTGCCATGCTGGAAACATGACTTATAGTTGTGGTAATTGCTCTAATCGCATTTGTAAGGATTGTCATAAGCAATGGTACTCACGCCCCAAAAAGGGATATGTTGTTTGCCAAGCATATATCCAATGTCCTTTCTGCAAACAATCACCTAAGTACCGAAACTGGATTCAAGCCGGAAAACGTCTCAGGACTCTTTGTAAGAAAACTGATTGGAATCCAGCTGAATATCACGGTTGGTGCAAGGAATGCAATCACATTATGCCAGTAATGCCCAAGGAATGTGGTGGAGGTGGTATTCCAGATACAGGTGGCGAGTTCATCTGTGAAACTTGTAATAACAAGAAATTTCTCGCGCAAGCTGAGGATTTCACCGCTCCTACTCAGAAATGCCCTGGATGTGGGATTGATGTTGAAAAGGCGGGTGGATGTAATCATATGACATGCTCATGTGGTCAGCACTTCTGCTTCACTTGTGGAGAAGGATTTGACACCGCGGATGAGACATATGATCATCTTGCTGATGAATGTGGTGGAATTTTCTAAACATGAAATTAAATTCCTTTATAACTTAATCTAAGTAAGATAATATATGATTATCAAAAGAGACAATAGAAAAATTTATGGATTAGGAGGACCGTTTAAACGCATCTTTGAACATTATTCTGATCGAATAATGGCAATTGCTTTTGATTCAACAGAACTAGAGAATGAACTGGCGATAATTTTATATTTATGCAATGATGAAATATGTGGTGCGGTTATCTCCGATAATTGGATATGTCCTGTGCTGGATGAACTGGTCGCCGGCAAATATTACCTAGACTTAATAGATAATAAATTATTTGATAAAACTGGTAAAATAATAGAAACATTTGATCAAATTTTTGAACTTCATATTTTACCAAAAAAACTTGGTAAAATAGATATTAAATTAATAGTATAAAAATTGCAATATAGTCAAAAACTGCTTAAAAATATAATACATTTATTTATAAAATGAAAATTGCAATTGTAGGATCAGGTGCAAGAGAACACGTAATGGTTCAAAAATGTATTGAATCTGCAGTGATTACTGAAATTATTACAATAAACATGAATTATTTTGATGTAACTGAATGTGATAAAGTAACCAATGTTAAATTTGATTATAATGAAGAGGATTATAAAAAAAGATTAACTGATTTATTTATCAAATTAGACATAGAATTAATTATAATTGGACCTGAAAAATATTTAGTAGATGGATTAGTTGATTATTTGATTGAAGAAGGATTTAGATGTTTCGGCCCTAATGCAAAAGCAGCCCAATTGGAAGGATCGAAATGTTTCAGTAAGGAAATAATGAATAAATATGGATTTATCACAAGTCCCTATTGCATATTTGAAAATGCTAAAAATGCCAAAGATTTCCTTAAAAATAATTTTGGTTTAGGATTTTCCGTAATTAAAGTGTCTGGCTTGGCAGGTGGAAAAGGTGTGTGTGTATGTAATAGTCTGGAAGAAGGATATGAATTTATCGATGCAATTTTTGTTGAAAATCGATTTGGAAAAAATAATCATAAACTCCTAATTGAAAAAAAATTGGTTGGACAAGAAGTTTCCCTCATGGGATTCTGTAATGGATGGTCTATTGAATTCTTGAATCAAGCACAAGACTACAAACGACTCAAAGACGGAGATAAAGGGGTAAATACTGGTGGAATGGGTGCAATTTGTCCTGTTAATCTGTTGAATGATGTATGTTTGGCAGATCTTAAAGAAAAATGTGATAAACTGGTAACTGACTTTGAATATATTGGAGTTTTATATTTAGGTATATTAATTGATAATGGACAACCATTTTTATTAGAATTTAATTGTAGATTAGGTGATCCAGAAGCTCAAGTTCTTTTAGAGAATCTAGGCAATGATTTTGGTCAAGTTATTAATGATTGCATGGGTGGAACCAAACTAGATTTAGAATTGAAAGATCAGGTAGTTATGAATGTTGTGTGCGCGCATCAGAATTATACTGTTGGAAAATTAGACGAATATCCAGTGATTCATGTTGATAAAACAAAAGATATTAATGTATATTATGCTGATCCGGGACGAGAAGGATATGATCTTACGAGTAGAGGAGGTAGAACACTTTCTGTTGTTGGAACAGGAGGAACATATGATGAAGCTTATCGGAAAGTATATGAATTTGTAGTGGGCAATATTGAATATGATGGGCTGTATTATCGTACAGATATTGGTTTGAAATTCGTTATTCCAGAAGTGACTGAAAGAAGAAAATATAAATTTGCATGTATTGGTGAGCATATCATTGAGGAAAACGGAATTATATTGAATATTATTAATGAAAAAGATATATTAGATCCTGAAACTGATGTAATGATTATGCCTGAATTTCATAGTCAAAAGATAATTAATATTTTGAAAAGTTATGATATTGATTATATCATATATAACGGACCTGAATGGTCAGATGAATTACTCAAAAAATATTATAATGGATGCGTATTTAAATATGATAATGATAAGATTTTTAGATGGTATGATGGGAAATGGCGTTTCTTTGCAATCACACGTCTAGATAGTATATGTAATCATATTTGGAAATATTTGGATCTTGAACCACTTAAATATCCGGTTAATATTGAAGAAGGAAATAAACTAGTGGATGATTTGAAAAAAGATTCAGATGGCAAAATAGGGGATTTTTGCGCTAAATACATGAGTGATGGAACCATGAAGGGATATGCATGTGATGGAATTGGAACTAAATTAGATTTGGCATTGGAATATGATCGATTAGATACAATCGGCATTGATTTAGTTGCAATGAATGTAAATGATTTAATTGTATGTGGTATTAAACCAGAGTTTTTCTTAGATTATATTGCAATTGACAAAATGGATAAGGATATGTGTAATAAAATCATTAGGGGAGTTAGGGATGGATGTAATATAGCAGGATGTGAATTAATAGGAGGAGAAACTGCGGAAATGAATGGTATTTATATGAACGGTAAATTTGATGTTGCTGGTTTTGCAATGGGAGAAAGTATTATGAAAGAAGAGTTTGGAGAAATGTCTGAAGGAGATATATTGGTGGGTTTCCCTTCTAATGGTATTCATAGTAACGGATTTAGTTTGGTTAGAAAATTACTTAAATATTATGATTTACCTGAAGAATTAACAATAGATGATTTTTTAGTTCCTACTAAGATATATAATTGTGTATTATCTATTATTAAAAATTACAATGATATTGCATTGGGATTTGCTCATATAACTGGTGGAGGAATCGTCGATAATTTACCTAGAATATTGCCCAATGAATTGACTTATAAAATAACTGAAAATTATATAGTTCCTAAGATTTTTAGATGGATTCAAGAAAAAAGCAGATGTACCAATGCAGTTATGGATCGAACTTTCAATAATGGAATAGGAGTTATCGGTGTGTTCAAAAATGATGAAAAATTAAATGAAATATTCGAAAAATATGGATGTTTTAAATTAGGTGTTTTAGAAAGAAGGAGGAATATAAGTTGATTCTCTTTTCTTATTTATTTCATTAAGATAATATATATTGTCATGAATTCTTTTTATTTTGGAATGCTCTCCATTTCTAGGAACATAATTAAATATTTTTTCATATATTGAATTTATAAGTTTCAATTGAGCTTTATAGGTTCGGTTGTTGTAATTATTTGATGTATTTTTAACAATTTTTTGATAGTTAGCAGGTATTAAATTTAATTCAGATAGTAAATGTAATGTTTCATTCATTATTTTCTGTTTCTTTTTGTTGATTTCTACTGGAAGTTTATTTTGATCGTTATATATTTCGATTGAAACATTTCTGAGGTTATTATTGTTATATCCTCCTTTTGTGGGTCCAGTTATAATTCTCCATTTCCATTTTTTTTCCATGGAATAATAAACATACCCAGCAATTGCACCATTTTTCAAAACTCTCTTATTTTTTACACGCATTTATATATATAAATACAATATATAAATTTTATAATATATAAATTTTATAATATATAAATTTAATAATATTCCTTAACTCCATCTTCTGTCAAGTAAAGATATCCATCGGAATTATCTGGATTTTGAATTGACCATTCACCTGTCGGTAGCTTTTTGACATTGTCATACGTAAGATCCAAAATATTTTTTACAGGTTTCCCCGAGAGAACTTGAATATATTCTTCAGGAGAACACATATAATGCATTACTTAAACAAATTGAACATCATTCATCTGAAGATTTCCTGAAAAGTCTCCAAATTGTTTTTGGAGAGACCTTGGATCCTTCCTGAATTTTGTAATACTGATATTCGATGATTGTTCTCGGTTGATTATTGATAGGGAACATTTTTCCATAAATTCCTTTTAACCTTATCACGGTGGTTGAGTTTTTGATCTATGTTTAAATATATTTAAACATAGATTTTTTATAAAATTATCCTTTATAAAGCACCACGACATAATTAAGATAAGAAATTGAACGATAGTGTCGTTGAAGAGGTTTGACGAAACGTTGTGCAAACATATTTTTATTGATAAAAATAAAAAAGTATAATTATGATTTTTTCTTACAGTTTTTGTTTCAAAAAGGACATTTACCAATCTGGAAGTTTATCCTTGATTTCCTTAGGAATATTCAAATTTGGACAATCCAAAATGCATCTAGTCAATTTTGTTAATTTCAAAATGTCAGTTGGAACTGTTCCCGTCAAGCAATTATTACCGAGTTCCAGTCTATCAAGATTTTTGAGCTGATATAGTTCCTTTGGAATTTGTCCAGAAAGTTTATTGCTAGACAAATTGAGTATTCTTAGATTTTTCAATTTACCTATTTCAGACGGAATTGGTCCATCCAAAACATTTTGTTCAAGTCTCAATATTTTCAAACGAACAAGATTGAACAATTCTTTTGGAATTTCTCCTGGATAGAAACAATAATAAAAAATATTCAGGACTTTTAACAAAGGAAAAGATCTTACAATTTGTATTGGGAATGATCTTGGCATATACATCGAATAATTATTACCATACATGTAAAATGTTGTGATTTGTCCTTTTTTGTTAGTACCATCGCTAGGCATATACTCTCTCACTCCCAACCAATTATCGGGATGGGGAGTGGGTGATCCTTTGTCTGGTGTCCAGAGATCATCGAAATTTTTCCAATTTTTCCCATCATATCCTTTGTATAATTCCAAATAAGTTTTATGTTGTCGTTCAAAGTTCGGAATGAGCAATAACGATGCAATCTTGTGGAGAGGACGCATATGTCCTCCAAAAATTTTTTGAGATAAAAGTAATCGGAAATTACTTTTGTCTTGATAGTATCGATCCATGTTTTTTTTTATAAATACAGTTAAATAAAGCTATTTAACTTATTATTCTTCATTTTTTTATAAATATCCAACGTAGTTTTCTACCGTCACAACATACATTTCATCTTTGATTTTATCATTTATTTCTAATGACTCAATGAATTCATGAAGATCTTTCAATTGAATATGTCCGTGAGTCCTTGTAAAATTCTTGAATTTCTCATAAGCGTTTTCTATTCCATGTTTCCGCAAAATAGTTTGATATGCTTCTGCGAGTACTACTTCATTTTGCTTAAGATCCCTTCTAATTTCGCTATAATTAGGTTCTAATTTCTGAAGACCTATAATAATATTTTTAACGGCAATAACACTATGACCAAATGCAGGTCCTAAGTTACGAAGAACCGTACTATCCGTTAAATCCCTCTGAAGCCGTGAAACAGGACATTTCCTAGACATAAATTCTAAAAGAGCATTAGATACTCCTAGATTTCCTTCGGCATTTTCAAAATTAATAGGATTAACTTTATGTGGCATCGTTGATGATCCTACTTCACCCTTATTAATCTTAAGTTTAAAGTATTTCTTCATAATATATAACCAAATATCTTGACACATGTCTGTAAGAACAGTATTAATGCGTTTAACCAAATCAAACACACTACTTAGATTCTCATAATTATCAATTTGAGTGGTATATTTACTGCGCATAAGTCCATATGATTTAGCAAAATTATCACCAAATTCTATCCAATTAAAATTTGGATAAGCCCTAAGATGAGCATTGAAATTACCAATAGCCCCTCCAAATTTACAAGTATATTTCATATTTGTCAAATCTCCAATTAAAGAACTAAGACGATATTCAAATACTTTCATTTCTTTGCCGAGAGATGTTGGCACTCCTGGCTGACCATGAGTATGACTCATCATGGTAATACCTCGATATTCATCATACATAATATTAAGGGCGTCGGTTATTTGAGTGAGCATTGGTATATATTCAGTTTTCACGAAAGTTTTAATAACAATTGGATACATCATGTTGTTTATATCTTGCGATGTCAATCCAAAATGAATGAAACTAATACATTTCTTGAGATCTCCAACGCATCGACGTTTAATATATATTTCAACTGCTTTAACATCGTGTTTTATCTTAGATTCAATGTCCTTTATTTCTTGACAATCTTCTATTTTAAAATTAGTTACAATGGCATATAGATCCTTACAAGTAGATATATGATGAAGATAATTATTAAGTTCTGGTAATTTCATCACTAAATGCGTTAAATAGTTAATTTCTAATTCTAAACGAGTCTTTTGAAAGGCATATTCGGAGAAATATTTTTGGCAACATACGGTATATTTTTGATAACGTCCATCACAAGGGGATATAGCAAGTAAATTGTTCATTTATATAATTTGTATAGGGCTATTTTTTAAGTTCATAAAAAACTGAATCAAAATTTATTAAAACAAAATTTTAATAAATATTTATAAAAAATGTATTTCTTCAGGCTTGTTAAGCCCGCCTTGGAAGATAAATTACGTCTTGATGCTTTATGCGATCAAGTAAAATATCCATGTCTTGTGGGACATATTATTGCTCAATACTTGACGGCAAGTCCGCAATTTGATCATTTATGTTCTGCTATACATATCCAACGATGGTGGAAAAAAAAATATAAAATAAATCTGTCTATATCTTTGAGAACCTTATCTGGATTTACTTATCATGTTTATATTAATGAAAATACAACTATTAAAGGATTGAAACAGAAATATTGGTACAAAACCATGAGTCCACATATCAATAGGAATAATTATCATGAAAAAATTAGACTAATCATAATGGGTGGAATATTGCCCGATGATACAGTTTTGTACAATATGCATTTGAATCATGCAGTTGAAAAAATTACACATTTAAATTGTATTCAAGTTGTTTCGTTATTGAACACTTGAGTCTCAAAATGAGATAATTTAGGGTTTAAATCAGTAATTGATTTTTTGAGATCAACCAAATCTTGATAAATTAATCCATCAATATTATAATATCGTTGCATTTCCGAAACAGTTAATTTATTGGCTATTAAATTCTTAGTATCTGGAATATCAATACCATGAATATTATTGAATTTTACTGGAGGTGAACATGATGCCACATAAATTCCGCGAGCACCACATTTTTTTAGTAATTCAATGATATGTCCAATAGTATTGCCCCTTACAATGCTATCATCTACAATTAAGAGGGTTTTCCCTGTTATATACTGTTTAACCACTCCGAACTTCCTTTTAATATTCTTTTTCCGGTTTTCTTGACAATTCATAATAAATGTACGTGACATATAACGATTTTTAATGAGTACTTCGTGATAAGGGATTTTAAGGGCTTTAGACATAGCTTGAGCACAAGGTTTGCTGGTATCCGGAACGGGTACGACATAATCAATACTGGATATATCGAATTTTTCTTTTATTTTCTGAGCTAAATAATATCCCATGCGTTGTCGAGCTTCATACACAGATACTCCATATATTACGGATTCAGCACGAGCTAAATAAATATATTCAAATATACATGGTTTAAGGGGTTTTTGTTTGATTACGGATCTTTCAATTGTATTATCCGTAAAAATAAGACATTCACCATTCATTATATCCCCCATAACTTTATAATCTAAACTATCTGCACATACAGTTTCCGAGGCAATCATATAATTATCATTGGATTTAGCCAAAATTAGAGGTCTAATACCATAAGGATCTTTGAAACAAACAAGACCAAAATTCTTGATAAGTACAAGACAGTTAAAGGCACCATTAATAATATTATAGAGTTTATCAAGACATTGATATATAATAGAATTAGTTAGAGTTTTATGTTTATCTAATAAATACAGAAAAACCATGCCAAGAATATAACTATCGGAAGCCCCATCATGAATATTATTACTGGCAATATACATAAGTAGGTCCGGTGATTTGCTTATTTGACCATTATGGACAAAGGAAATAGTATGATATTGACCTTTAAGGAGAAATGGCTGACAGTTAGAGCTATCTTTAGCACCTTTTGTTGGATAACGAACATGACCTATACCTAAACGTGCTCGAAATTTAGGAATATCGGAATTTACAATAAGTCCAGTTTTTTTGATAATAGTTAATTTATTGTCGGAATCTACAAGAGATAATCCAAATGAATCTTGTCCTCGATGTTGAAGGTGATAAAGTCCTTCCAATAAATCATTTGCTGCATTTTCTTTTGAAATAATTGCTATAATACCACACATACTTTTTAATGTTTGGAATACTTTAAGTTGATAAAAAAATGATTTAATTTGTTTGTAATTGATTATTTATTAAATTTGAAAAAAAAATGAAAGTTCTCTGCACTGATCAAAAAATTGTTAATGCTGGAGATGATATCAAGACAACGATATATAAAATATCATATATATTTGATGGTGGAGAAATAATTACAGAAAATGAAGGTAATTATTTGAGAAAAGGAACGATTATATTGTCAAATAATGCAACTGATACACTATCTAATAGTTATATTCACGTTTATACTCTTTTTGAAGAAGAAGATGAAATAGAACTGTATTTTTTAGAAAAGATAAATGGTTTTGGCGAGGATTTAATCGTCATGTCTAAAGCTTATTTGAATCAATAATAATAATTGTATAATTTCTTTTTAGTTCCTTTGAATTCAGGACATACCGCATAATCAATAATTTCCTTAAACCCCTCTTCTTTGCGAGGAGGACGATAATATTTGTTATAAGTTCGATAAACTACTGTGGCGATTAATGAGCCTTTTTCCGATTGACAACGGAAATAATTCATTTGTCTTACAATAGCCGGATTAGTCGTGAGATTAATAGCCACAAAATAAAGATTCTTATTCTTTTCATTATTAATACTGATATAACTCATATATTGTTTTCTAACGGCCGAATCCCGATTCTGACCATCCAGAATCATATGTTTCCCCTTAGCAGCTGCGTCTTTAATAGCATCATCCGGTTTATTGCGATATGCATCATATTCAATGACCGTAAATGTCTTCTTGGTAGTTTTCTTGATTAATTTAGTCAATTGGGATTTTCCTGATGCAGGTGGTCCAACCAAGAAAATAACGTACATCGGGTCTTTTACTCTATCATCAAGTTGAATGTTTAAAGGTTGAGGAGTACAATCGAGAAAAGGTCGCTCTGGAAAATAGTATTTATCACTCGGCTCGAGACGAATAGTGCCAAATATTTCTTCTGGATATTTAAATGTAATATCAGAGTTATGAGCAAAAAACAAATCTGAATCGCTAAAATCAGCTTTATTTCCAAAACCCAACCAATTTGCGGGTCTTCCGGCAGCATCACCACAGTAGAAGGAATTCTTCTTATCGAGTTTAGATCCCTGTTCTTTGATGGTGGTTTGAAGAAGATCAAACATACCAGTCATTGGCTTACGATAATAGTTATATTTGTATGAAACTATGAAATTAAGTGGTACTTCGTGAAGGAGTTCAGACACATGATTAAGACGTTTAATGAGATTATTGAACTTTTCTTTGTTTCTAGGAGATTGATTACTAAAAACAACAATGGTATAACCTTTATGATGAAATTTCTTGAGAACGGAGAGTACATTGGGTGTATTTAGTTCCATATCATCTGGCGTTTTGGGAAATCGATGTCCTTTTCCGGGTTTGATGAGAGTATGATCCATATCAAAACCTGCAATTTTATTTTTTCCTTCTTTTAAATTCTTTAAGGAGTAAATTACTTCTTTTGTCGAGTTCATTTTATTATATAATAAGTATAATAAAATCTTTAACTCATCAAAATCAATTTTTCAAATTTGTATAATTTTTTGAGTGCCTGTAAAATTGATAAATTGTTCTGAAGGAATTATCATTGTACTTGACAGTAGCGACCTTTGGTCTGTACTTGACAGTAGCGACCTTTGGTCTGTACTTGACAGTAGCGACCTTTGGTCTGTACTTATCAGTAGCGACCTTTGGTCTGTACTTATCAGTAGCGACCTTTGGTCTGTACTTATCAGTAGCGACCTTTGGTCTGTACTTATCAGTAGCGACCTTTGGTCTGTACAATCTGGATATGAAATTGTTCTAAATTTAGGAGGTGTAACATTAAATACTTTACATGTTTTAATATAACCATTTTCATAATGTACATCTATGTCTAAATTATAATTATAATAATGAAGTCTATCAATTACATATGTATCAATGAAATTTATTAAATATTTTTTAATACATTTGTATATTTCTGCTGTTTTTTTATCGCAATTATATGAATTTACAAAATAAATTACTCTTATTTTTTTATCCAGTATAGTCACTCTATATATTTCGAATTGATCATATTTTTTATTTGGAGAATATTGCTGAATAATATAAACAATTGTTTTATTTTCATAATTTTCTTTCAATAATTCATAATTTTCCTTTTTATGAAGAAAATCAGTGAATTCAACAAGATTATTTATATTTCGTTCTTGATGTACATTACTAAGAAGATGTAAATAATACATGAGTGATGTTTTGCCTTTTCTTAGGTCATTAAATATTTTATATAATAAATGTATAATTCTATCATTTTTATTTAGAATTAATCCTATTGAATGATGATTAATTTTAATAATATTGGTATCATAACATATATCTGGATCAAGATAGTAAAACCATTTTTGAAATGTAAAATAATTTTTTATTTTATCCATATTATTATATTTATTATTCTTCGTCAAAATCATCCGACAAACACCAATCCATAAAACGACTCGGATGCCATGTTTTTTCAATTAATTCTTTAAAAATTGTTTTCATAAAATATTTTTTATATTTGGTTCTATAATGATCCGTCGAGTAATAATCATTTGTCATTTTATTATATGAAATATGATCTTTTGACCATTTAAGATAAGGATTTTTAATGATTATATCGATAGTAATATTGGGATTGAGATCAATTTCATTAAGATGCCATGGCAAATCCGGATTATTAATAATATCGTGGAAATGAATTCCTTTATTTCGTGTGAGAAACATCCAATTGAATTTTTTATGTTTATATTTTTTTACAAAATCTATATTAATGATTTGATATATAGATATAATAGACCAATTCCAAGGAAGATAGTTATGTTTATCAATTATATGTACATTAAAAATATCGGTGTTTTGAGAAAGTTTATTCCAATTCCAATGGAGATTTGGATTATCAATAATTAATTGAACATCATATTTAATATAATCATTATAAAATATTTTAACATAATCAATGAGATTCATGTTGAATAAAGTTTTAAATGATAAATTTGGATTTTTGCAGAATTCATAGGGTCTCCATGATATTTGAGGGTATTTTTGAACATCACTGAGTGTAAATTTTCCGTGAGAACAAAACATATCATAATTCCATCTGAAATGAGGATATTTTAATATAAATTCAGGAGTAATATTTGGATTATATGATAAATAACTAGTCCTCCACGGAAGATTCATATTATTTCGAAGATGTTGAAGCGTTAGATTCTTGTGTCGCGATAAGGAAAACCAGTTCCAGTCTAGATGGGGATTAGACGTGACAAAATCGAAGACAACATCATCTCGAGAAGACGCGAAATCCCATTCCCATGGAAGATTCTGATGATTTATTATGTCTTGAAATGTAATGGATTTATTAATAGTTAATTGATACCAACACCAAGGAAAATCCGGATTAGAAATAATAAAGTTAATGGTTATATTAGGATTTCTAGATATATATTCTTGTTTCCATGGTAATTCTGGATGAGAAAAGATATCTTGCATGGTGATTAAGGGATGTTCAGATAAATACATCCATACCCATTTTGGACTTGGATTTGACATAATAAATTCTATGAAACGCATTAATTTTTTATAAGATAAATATTATATGGATTTTACACAATCAATGAACGCAATCTTTCAATTGAATGAATTTGTCCTTTAAGAGTAATAGTGAGTTTTCCTATTTCTTTAAGATATTCATACATATTTTTTGAACCCATGCATAAATTGCATTGATGACAACTTGGAATAATATTCATAACTTTAATTTCACTACCTTTACACTCAGGTTTTATGTGTGCCGCATCAAATGCGAGAGGACTGATTTTTCGATGTTCGCAAATGGGACATAGAGTCTCTCCTACATGTGCTCCTATCCACTTATTCCATGATTGTTCTTTGATGGCTTTTGAAATTGTTTTTTTTTTATTTGTAGAATGTCCATTGTTAATAAGATATATTTTATATTGATCACTAAGATCTAATATTTGATCTAGCAATTCTTTACATTTGTTTTTATATTGTTTATCTAATTCCATTTTTTTTCCCGATAGACTTTTTCAATTTGATATTTCGTCATTTTATATCTTTTAGTAGCTTCTTGCTTATTCATTTTTTTATTATATTAATTTTATAAATTATATAATTAAAATTTTATTCATTTTTTTCTTGCTGTAGGCTTAAAGACATAGCGCACATTAATGGTATTAAAAAATGAACAGCACCTTTGAAGATCTACGCAAAGAATTTGAAAGTATGGTAAGTAACTTTGAGACTTTTACTGAAAAAAAAAATAATGCAGCAGGAACTCGTACTCGTAAAAACCTGCTTCAGCTAAAAAATCTAGCACATGAGCTTCGTAAGCACATTTCTGAGGAAATTACTGCTCGCAAAGAAGGAAAGAATAGTGGTTCTACAAAAAATACCCCTAAGAAGAACACTCCTAAGAAGAACACTCCTAAGAAGAAAAGTCCCAATAAGAAAAAGACTCCTAATAAGAATGTTGATGAAGAGAATGTTGAGGAAGATAATGTTGAGGAAGAGGAGGTCGAGGAAGAAGTAGTTGAAGAATAAATACTATTTATATTATATGGAAAAAGCAGCTTTGAAAAAAGCCGTTGCCAAGCATTATACCTGGTGGAGAATGAATGTATATAGTGGTATTTATGGAAATTTATATTTGAGTTATATTCATAAATATATTGATACTTATGAATATGATATAATACCAAAAATAGACAGGATTTTCGCATATACCCTTATTTTAATTTGTTACAAAACGCGACATATTGTTATAAATCATATTATCAATTTAATCATTATAAATCATACAATTGCCCTTTTTAACAACATTCTAGGCTCACAGGTAACCTATACGGCATCTAGCCTTAACAGTTTTTCATAAA